TTATATGACATCAATACTAAAAGAATTAAGTAATGCTAAACCTAAATGGCGTGAAATTCGCCAAATCATTGCTAACGCAAACGTTAGCGATTTTGAAGAGCTTTATCGTTATCTTTATGATAACGCTCATGTATATGCAAGTGGTCGTGAAGGAATGGTTGCAATCTATATCAACGAATATAGTTACCAATCCAACTTCCGTATTGATAAAGAAATCAACTGTATGGCACTCATACAGAAATTAATTGAATTAAAATGAATAATGAAATAATTTCTATTAAGGGTAACTTGTATCAAGTATATAGAGTATTAAAAGACGATCCAAAATGGGAAGCAGATGTCTTAAAAAAGTTATGGAATTGTACCCATACTTTTAGACACCAAGAAAAATTATACGTTTGTAGAGAAATAGAAGAAGTAGAATATGAAGAAGTTTCTTAAATTCCTTATAATTTGGATTAGCCAAAATATGGCCATACCTTTCTGGATGGTAGGACACGTTCATTTATCATTAAATGTATATCAAGACTTACACGAAATAATCGCTAGTGTAGGGATGAATATTATAGTAGCGATTGGATTTTATTTAGATTATAAACAAAACAAATAATAACATGGATCAACCACAAATGAACATCGACCTTAAAAACACAGAGTCGGTAGAACACGAAAATGGAAAAGTATGGACTCAAGGATTTATTATCCGTAAAGTCTCTAAATTTGTAGCAGGCACAGCTGAAGACGCTTACATGCCAATCCCAGTATTTTATGATGCTGTAAGCGGTGAAATTTTACAAGGTACACTACCTAAAGAGCTAAGAGATGAAGCAGGTGACAACCCTCTTCGAGTGGTTGAATGAGATAACTCTCTATAAAACAGCTCCTGAAGAAATTTCACAAGATTCATGGGATAAATGGAATTCTTACATGATACATAGATATGTATCTATGAATATGGATTACATAGATGTAGTAAACTATGTTCAAAAGGTCAATCCACAAAGTAAGAAACAAATTTATTCTATTTATCGCGAAATGTTACCAAAAAGAAAAGTCTACCTCAAGTATGTTAAAAACGAAAACAAAAGAAATTATCAAGAACTAGCCGAATATATTGCTGACTACCTAGAATGTAGTTTAGGTGAAGCAGATGAATATATTGATATTTTACAAGATCATGGCGTACGAGGTATTCTTTGGAAAATGGGGGTTGAAGAAGACGAAACAGAAAAATTAATTAAAAAAGCTAAGTTATGAGCTATCTAACAGAAATGTTACGTAAATCAGCTGAAGCCGAAAAAGCTAAAGCATTATTGACCCTAGATTTATTGGAAAACCACCCAGCAGGAATTGGTGATCATTCAACAGAAGATTTTTATAAAAATGCTGAAGAAGCACTTGCTATGTTGGCTGATGCTGATGATAAACTAGAGGCTATTGACAAATACATGATTAAAAAACAAGTTATTTAATGAATCCAAATCATATTGATTTACCTGGAACTCCAATTGAGTTAGAAGGTGAAGTTATAGGTTATATAAATAATAAAAAAGAAGTTATGTCAGAAGATACAGTTAAATATGGTCTCACAGCTACAGAAATCGTTAAAAAAGAATATCCTCACATTTATGCTGGCTATATGGCTGTCATGGAAGAGCAGTTGGAGTTATTTAGCCAAAAACATCTTGACTACGGTATGCATAACATTACTGCTGGCACTAGCCTTGCTACTGAAGATGAAAGGGAATTTGCTCTTACAGGATTATGGTATAGAATGAGTGATAAGATTAATCGTTGGAAAAATTTAATTATTTCATCACGTGTCCCTCAAAACGAAACACTTATTGACACATTTCAAGATATTTGTAACTATGCTATTATTTGTCAGTTAGTTCAACAAGGTAAATGGAAAAAATAAAGTTATGGCTAACGGGATTTACAAAATTACAGAAGATTTTGAAAAAGCACTAGCAGATTATACAGGTGCTAAGTATGTTGTAACCTTAGATAATATGTCTAATGGTTTGTTCCTTGCTCTATATTATGAGCATTACATAAATAAAAGTATCAAAACAGATACTATTACTATTCCAAACAGAACTTACCCTTCTGTACCTTGTGAAATTATTCACGCTGGTTTGAAAGTAGGATGGAACACCGTTGATGGGGAAACTTTAACGGGAGCTTATCCGTTAGAGGGTTCTAATGTATGGGATTCTGCTTTAACATTTACAGCAGATATGTACAAACCTAAAACCCATATGTGTGTTTCATTTACAGGTCCTTATAAACATTTTAAATTAAGTAAAGGTGGAGCTATTTTAACTGATAATTTAAAAGCATACCATTGGTTTAAACGTGCCCGTTATTCAGGTAGACGTGAGTGTTCTTATCACGATGATAATTTAGATATGTTAGGATGGAATTTTTATATGATGCCTGAATTAGCAGCTAGAGGTTTACTACTTATGGGTCAATTTTATAATATGGATGGCAGTAAAAAACATCAAGAAGATTTAACATTACCTTACCCAGATTTAAGTAAATTTAAAATATATAATCAATGAAAATATTTTGTATAGGATTTAATAAGACGGGAACAACATCATTACAAAATCTCTTTTTAAAAGAAGGTTTTATAGATTCAACGCAACACCATTTTGAACAAAATTTAGATTCTTATGTATTTGAAAATCATTCAATTTTTATTAATATTATTAAAAGATACTATCCTACCTCAAATATATTTCAAGATGTTCCTTTTTCTCTTCCTAACTTTTACAAGGAATTATACAAAACATTTCCAAACGCTTATTATATCTTAACAGTAAGGGATAGTAGTGAGATATGGTATAACTCACTTGTTAATTTCTATAAAAAAACATTCCCAAATAGATTTCTAATTCCCCAAGAAATAGAATATATAAGAAAAGGATGGTTGTACAGTTATTTAACAGATTGTTTAAAATCTCCTAAATACGACCCTTATAATAAGTTATCATTAATATCATCATATGAAAATCATATTCTTGATGTAGAAGAATTTTTTAAAGATAAATCTAATTTAATTAAAATTAACCTATCAAACCCTTCAGATTTAAATAAATTAGAAAATTTTTTAGGTATGGAATTTAAAACTACAAATTTTCCCCATTTAAATAAATCAAAATGAAACTAGCATTATTTGGTTACGGAGGACATGCTCGTGAAGTAGCTTGTCAAATAGATCAAGAAATTACATTTTTTGTAGATAATGAATATGCTAATGATATAGCTAAACCTATCTCAGAATTTAACCCTGAAGAATATATGATGATGGTTGCTGTAGCTGATTCTCATGATAGAAAAGTTATTGTAGATAGATTACCTAAAGAAACTAAATACTTTACTTTTATCCACCCCTCAGTTCAAATTATGGATGATAATATTGAAGTAGGAGAAGGTAGTTTTATTGGCGCTAATTCAATTTTAACTACTAGTATTAAATTAGGTAAACATGCTTTATTAAATAGGGGAAATCATATTGGACATGATTGTACCATTCAAGACTATTTTAGTGCCATGCCCGGAGCTATAATATCAGGAAATGCTACTATAGGTGATTGTGTTTATGTTGGTACTAACTCGTCTATTAAAGAAAAAATGATAATTTGTAGTGGAGTTACCATAGGTTCAAACGCAACAGTGGTAAAACACATTGTTAAAAGTGGTACTTATGTAGGAGTCCCAACCCAAAAGTTATGAAAGAATTAATTGTAATTGGCGCTTATTGCCCTACCCCAGAATCAAAAAAATTGTTATTAGATTGTCTAAAACCTTTACAATCTTCAAGAGATTTATATGACATTTTAATTGTATCTCATTTACCTGTTGAAAATTATATATATGATTATGTTGATTATATATTTTTCGATAAAAATAATGAAATGATTTATGATTTAGAATATTTAAACCCACCTTGGTTTAGCCCTAATAATGAAATGAAAGCAATATCTTCTTATGTTACTGGTAGTAATACTTATTTAGCAGTATATAGGTTACTTATAGCAGGATTTGGTATAGCAAAAACTATGGGTTATAAAAAAGTTCATTGGATTGAATATGATTCATTCCTTTCAGATACTAAATTTTTATCTTCTAATTCCCAAAAATTAGATAATTATATTGCAGTACAGTATGTTGATAACTTAATCCATAATAATTTACTTTGGGGTTATGGGTGTATTATGTCTGTAAATTTAACAAAATTAAATAAAACATTTTTAGAGTATAGTAAAGAACAACTATTAAAATTATTATCTGAAAATGATTATAAAACTTGTGAAAGTATTACTGAAGATGTTTTTTTAATGGATGGTCACTCTATACATAAAGAAGAATTCTCATCCCTTACTAACCAAGGAAATAAATTTAATTTATCTAGAAATTTACCTTCAAATGAAATGGATAATTGGGTTGTACCTTGTTATAACAAAGATACAGATAATATAGAAGGGTTAGTTTGGAATAATAAGTTTGAGAAACCTATTAAAGCTAGTTTTATTATTAACGATACTAAAATTATTTCATTTGAAAATGTAGTTTTATATAGTTGGCAGTTTAAATCTTTAGGAAATATAGATGAAATTAATACGATTACTATATTAGTTAATGATAAAATCAAATTAAAAATAGATTTTAATATAACTGATAAAAATTTATTTAAAATAAAAAGTTATTTATATAATCCTAAAAAAAGTAATGAGTAATGATAAAAGAAATAACTACCTCAACTGATATTATTGTAAATAATTCAAATAAAAAACTAGCAATTATAAGTAGTTTTTGTAATGATGAAGAAAAAATAAAAGTTTTATATGAAAATCTTTTAAAACTTAAAGAAATAGGAATAGATACTTTAGTATTAGGACCTAATTTTTTACCTTTACCTCCAAAAATTACAGAACTTACTGATTATTTTTTCTATACAAAAGAAAATCCTTTACTTAAACCCCCTATTAGAAGTTATTCTCATTGGAGAGAATACAAACATCCCGAAAAACAAGTAGATCAAATCCTTCATTTAAAAGAAACACATAATGATTATGGTTGGGCTGCTTTATGGCAAACTAAAAAATTATTACAAATAGGATTAACTTTAGATTATGATATATTTTATCATTTAGTTTATGATACTAATGTAAATGAAGTAGTTAAAGAGGGTATTTTAGGAAACGAAACTAATATAGTATACAGATTAGAAAACCGTTATACAGGTGACATTTGGGATACTACATTACTATTCTTTATTTTAGATAGAGAAATAGCTGCTAAAGTAGAAAAAGAAATTACTCTAGAAGAATATCTTAGCACTAATGGTGTTGCTGAAGGAGAAGTCCAAAAATGGATGAAAAAATTTAATCTAAAAAACTCGGAAAAAACAGTCCAAGATATGATTTTCTTTTTTGAAGATTATGATTTTTTTAATCATTCCCCTTACCCTGAGTTTAAGATGTATTTAAGCAAACATGGACTTAAAGGAGAAAAAATTGTAAATGCTGGTTATGGGGCTATTGAAGGTCACACTGATGCTTCATACCCAACATTATTAACTGATAATTTAAGAATTGCTTTTTACGATATAAAGCTCCCATTAGAATTAACTATTACTATTAATGGAGTTACATATTCTATTTCCCCTCAAGAAAAAGAATTTATTGAATTTCCTATTAGTTCTCATGATATAAATTCTATTAAATTCAAATTTAATGAAAACACCATTGATTTCTCAGAGGATTATTCGTATATTATAGAAAACGAAGTTTATTATAGAGCAGACCATAGAAAACCTATAACTAATGGCTAAAAAGAAAGCACCACAAATAGTTAGAGAAATTCAAAAAAATCCACCTGAACCGGTGAATTTTGCTTATGAGAAAAATATCTCATATTCTCAATTATCTATGTACACACAATGTCCTAAAAAATGGGCATTACAATATAGAGATGGACACAAAGTTAGAGAACAAAGTATCCATATGACTTTTGGAACTGCACTACATGAGACATTACAAATGTACCTTGATGTTATGTATAACCAGAGTGCAGTTAAGGCTGACGAGTTAGATTTAGAAACCGATTTTGAAACCAGATTAAGAGATTGTTATGCAGACGCTTATAAACAAAATAAAGGAGAGCATTTTACTGACGCCCAA